ATTGTTTGTTGGGTTGCCACCAGAAAAACAAGCAGAATTAAACGCTTTGGTTCAAAGAAAGCTAAAGTCAGGAGACTTGTTTGGCTCTCAAGCAGGGGCACAATTGGCTTCCGATGCTTCTTCAACTGAACCTCTAGATCCTACAAGAACAACTGAAGACCAGTCACTTTTCGGCGGCAGAGGCAAGCCACTTTTTGGCGACGAGTCGGGCGAAGGAAGGATAAATTTCGTTCAACCTTGGACTGACGAGAGCGTTCTTGACGCCGAAAGAGAAAGTCTAAGAAGTGGTCCTTACGAGGGGACAACACCTTCTGGAAGATTCGTACAAACAGAACAGGGTGCCACAATTAGAAGATCTCTTGGAAGAGACTATGATAATCCAAATGCTTTGCAAGGTCAGCAAACCCCAGTAGCCAATGCAATAACTTCAGCACGCAATGAGGCAAAACAAACCTTTAGTCCAGATCAGATTATGGAAGCCTACATTTTGGCTTTGATCGAAGTCTATTCAGATAATCTATTGGATCTTGTTGAGATGCTGAACCGCTTCCCCGGTGCAGAGATTATTTCAAAGGTAATCGCGCTGTTTGATTGTCCTCGCCCGCCGATTTTTACTCCAAGCGTAATGTCTTTCGTAAAAGATATTGAACTACCATTTTGTAGAAGCTCTGTTGACATAACACTTCCACAATTGTTTAACCCCTTATCTGTCATAAATCTAGATATTTTGAAGATTTTGGCAGAACAAGCCAAGAATGCAATTAGAAATGCCATCATAAATGCTTTATTATCTCTAATGATAAAAATCTGTGAGATAATCGGTGATGCGATTTGTAAGGCAATTGCAACAGCAGGTAGCTTGGCTGCTGGTTTGCCAGAGTTACTAACTGGAAGAAACACAGTCAAAAACATCTTAAGAGAATCTATCTGCGGACCAAACGCCAACGAGCAAGCATTAGACGATACAATTGTTGATATGTTCTCCTTGCTTGGTGGCGTTGGAAGCGAAATGGCAAATAGAGATAGAGTTCTCGCCTTTAATGAAGCAGTAGCCTCTTCAGTTACAAGAAGAGAGTTGATAGAGGCTTCTTTAGGTAATCCTTCGGAGTCATTCCTACAATTATTTGAAAACGTCGTTGAGTTTGAGTTCCCAGAAATGGCAGAAGCTTTCTCAAACAGAAACGACATAACAAGATTCTATTCAAACTTTGGCAACCTTTTGCCAGCAGATTTTAGAGATCAAGCACTTGACTCTCTGGATTCAATACCCGAAGACGACCAAATTCCAGCAAATCCAAGTCTTTGTGCGACACCAGAACAGATAGAAGAATTTTGCTCTTTGAGATCTCAGATTTTAGATGGCAGGGCTTCTTCAGAACAGATAGCAAGGCTTTGTAGACCTTCAGAGGCTTTTGGCGATCTAACCGATATTATCCAAAGTGGCATTCCCAACATGCTTGATAATGCTTTGCCGCCAATAGTTTCAGAACCCGGCTGCAACAATGGACTATTCCCTTACGAGACAGAAGAACAAAAAGCTGTCACAGCACGCGCTCTTAACGCTGGTCTAGAGCAGTTGAAAGTTGCCTTCTCATACGACATGCTCGGTAATGGACCGTTGGAAAGAAATTGGGGCTTGATGAACATGGTCCTTTCAGACACGCTTGGGTTGCCATACACCGCGCACCAAAGAAAGGTCTTTAATGATCCCGGCTTGCAGCAATATGTTGACTTTTATGAGTCAGGTCCTGATAGTTTTGACGTTGCAGACGGTGAATTGTTCGCCCCATTGCTATTCCAAAAAGGCGCTTATCCTGTTTATGTTGCAGAATGGATGGCAGGAATTGGAAATGCCGAAGGAAACGGTGGCACAAATCCAAACGGACAATTAGTAAACTTTGGAATCAATAATGAGATCCAGCCAGATATCACAACTGTTAAGGATTTCGGTGATCTAAATCTGGGATTGAGAGTTACGCCACTCGAACTACCAAACTATGGATACAGAGTAGAATTTGAAGTAGACTATCAAGCTGAACAAGTTAGATTTGTTGAAAAGCAAAGAAAAGCCAATCCAGACTTGTTATTATCTTTTGGCAACAATGCACAAGAAGGAGAACCACAACGAGGCTTTACTCTTGGTCTTTATGTGGCAGATTTGAATAATAGAAGAAACTTGCCTTCTGATAATGCAAGAATAAAAATTATTGATTCGTTTGTTGATAAGAAGGGCGAAGATCCGATTGAAGAAGTGAGTTATGAATTCTTGGCAAAAGACAACACTTTGGATAATGTGAGTGACGATACCTTATCCGAATACCCAGAGTTCTTGGAGTCGCTACAGAACATTGGATTGATTTCTCCTCCAATAGTGCTGATGTCCGAAATGCTACAGATTCCGCAATCTTCTGCTGAAACTTATTGGAACCAAACAACTTCACAGATGTACGAACAGCTAAGAAGTTCAATTATGAATGTTAGCAACAAATCATTCAGCTTTGGTGCCACGCCTGACGATCTCACAACTGAAAGCACAGAATACTTGCACCCTGATGGTACGCTTTATTCTGACAAAACAGTAACTGACTCAGAAGGAGAAGAGAGAAAGATTAGAAATAGTGATGCAATTCTGGGAATAAGCAGAGATCAGTACAATAATGATTTGGCAGGAACTCCAGAAAAAACTAGAGTATTTTATCTAGATCCTGCAACATACGGTGGAACTTATCTTAATCCACCAGTCTACATCAAACCCGTTCCAAACTCTGGATGGCTAGGACTAGTAGATTCTGTATTTCCAGAGATAAGCCCCTGTAAACCGTACAAAACACAAGTTGTTGACTTTGAAGAAATTGAAAAAGAAATGATGAAGTCCTATAATGGGCTATCGGAAGATAAGAGATTAAAAGGTGATCCCGATTGTGTTACAGAAGTTCCTTACAACAGGATTCTATCTAGACAAGGAAAGGCTGGTATACAATCAATTATAAGTGCTGCTTGCAAGATTCATGGAACAACACATTTCATCAAATCTATTGCTACATTCTCAAAGTTCAAGTTAGACTTTGACAACAACTTTAGTGATCTCTATGCCCACTTCATCATTGAAGAAATGGAAAAAGATTTCAAAAACGCACAAAAGATTGAGCTTTTCAATCCTTTCAAAGACGAAGAGTTCTGGTATGCTTTCTTGGAACAATCCGTTCAAACTTATGGTAGATTGATAGATGAGGGAGAAGTGATTGACCCACCCGAAGATGTAATCAACGCTCTCATTAGATTGAATAACATTCAAGAACGCTACGATTATCCTGATCGCAAAGACTTGAGAGAATCAAAGAAAAATGGCGAGGTTTCTATCTTCAAAACTCTCAAAAATTACAGGAATGAAGATGCTCTAGGAGTTGTCAAAGAAACAGAAGAGATTGCCAAGCTAGTTTTGAAAGAGTTTGTAAAGAAAGAACTAAAAGAAATAGGCGAAGCGTTTGAAAGAACCTTGAAGACTAATGGATTCATAGATGATACCTATGCCACAAATAAAAACTATTACCTATTAGACTCCAGAAGTGGCTTCACGGCAGGAAGTCAGCTAAACTTACTAGGAGAATTCAGAGAAAAAGTCTCAGATGATTTGCTAACAAGGGAAGTCAAATACACCAATGGTGACGAAATGTCTTTGCAAGACGGAACGCCTTACGTTGGATATTATCACTTTAGGGATGAACAACCGATGACGGGTGAAGAACACAATGATGAATCAGAAGATCTAAATCTATTTGCCAAGAATGTAATAGTTGCTGCTGGAGGATTGGGGATTGGTAAAGTCTCTGAGTTGACTCCATCTGGCGATTTTCCGTTTGGACTAAGAGCGTACCTAAAGACTCCCTCGGGACAACGCAATCCCTACGATCTTGGAGAAATAACAAACCAAGAAGGTAATGTTTCAGATGTCTATCCCGGCACTCTCAGCAAAGTAACAAACGAAGCTGGTAGAGTTGTTGGGCTAGAAGGTGAACTTGGGCTTCGTTATGGTCTTGAGTTTTACGCCAGAATCAACGGACAAATGGTTAGTGTTACAAGCGTCGAGATAGACGTTCTTGATCTACCCCTTGCAAAACTACCACCACTACAGCCGAACAGCAAAGAAATGCTCTGCCTCATCAATAACTTGATAGATGACGACAAGTTTAAGTTGTTTGTGGATTACTGCTTACCTTCAAGAAAAATTCTATCAACCATAGCAATCTACAACGATCTAGCTTTCTTGGCGTCAATTGGTGAAAATTATGTTGCAAACGCAAGAAAAAATGGAAAAGAAGACCTTAAGCCGGGACTAAGAGAGGATGGAAAACCTCCTTTGGCTGGCTGGTTTCCCAAAGAGGAGCGATTCAATAGAAATGGTCTATTCGTATTGTCTTGGGATGAGTGGGATCAAGAAACACTTAGAAGAAGCAACAAACAATTAAAGAAGATGTTTAAAGAATACTACAATTCAAGAGAGTTTGGCGAATTCCAAGATGACGAAGATGACACTACCACACAGATTGCACTAAAGTCCTTGAGAGATAAATTCAGGCTTGCACCCGGTAGAAAGATTTTGCCTTGGTGGAAACGTCGTAATCTTCGCAGTAACCCGTTTAATTCAAAGGGCGAGCTTTGCAAAAATAAAGACGAATAACTAAGTAGTAGTAGGATTTGGAGGACTATAGGTGGCTTCTTACGCAGTTAGATTACCATTGGCGCAAGACTCGGCTGATGGGTACGCAATGATAAAAAGGCTCAAGACCCTTGTTAAGCAAAACCTAAAGATGCTGATCTTGACTAATCCCGGCGAAAGAGTAATGGAGCCAGATTACGGTGTTGGGATCAGGAAATTTCTTTTTGAGAATTTTGAGTCCGATGTTTATGCAAGAATAGACAGCAAAATCAGAGAGCAAGTCGCCCAATACATGCCAGCCGTTCAGATTCAAAAATTACAGTTTGCAGGTTCCAACCCAGACACAAACACCCTAGCCCTTTACTTGGAGTATTCAATCCCACAAATCGCCACAAGTGATTTGCTTGAAATCACTATTTAGTGTGAGGAACATCAATGTCAAATAAAAAGAAAGTAGCCATCAACTACACCAACCGTGATTATGAGTCCATCAGGGGCGACCTCACACAAATAGCAGAGCGTTTCTACCCCGACACCTTCCAAGACTTTAGTGAAGGCTCATTCGGGGCAATGATGCTTGATGCGGTTGCTTATGTTGGCGACCAGCTTTCTTTTTATCTCGACTACAACGTCAACGAGACATTCCTAGACACAGCCTATCAATATGGTAACGTTGTGCGTCAGGGTCGCATTCTTGGTTACAAGAACACAGGTCGTCCTTCAACTTACGGCAAAGTTGCTCTTTATGTTCAAGTGCCTGCTTCAGTGACTGGTCTCGGACCAGATAACCGTTATATTCCGGTCCTCAAAAGAGGAACTCGCTTTACGTCGCAGAACGGATTAAACTTTGTTCTTACAGAGAATGTAGACTTCTCAGAACCAAAAAACCCAGTTGTAGTTGCAAGAACAGATACCACAACTGGTGCTCCAAGTTATTATGCGATCAAGGCTTACGGCGACGTTGTATCTGGCTTCTTTGGCGTAGAACGTGTAACTGTCGGTGATTTTGAGAGATTTAAGAGGATCAAACTAACAAGCCCGAATGTATCTGAGATTGTTAGTGTAACAGACTCTGATGGTAATGAATACTACGAAGTAGACTACCTTGCCCAAGACATCGTTTACAAAGAACTGACAAACAAGAACTACAAGTCAGATAATGTTCCTTCTATTCTCAAGCCATTGTTGGTTAGTAGAAAGTTCCAAGTAGTCCATGAGCCAGAAGGTGTTTATCTTCAGTTTGGCTCTGGTGAGGATGGAGCTTCTGATGTTGTAGCAGAGCCGCAAAATGTCGCAATGAACATCTTTGGCAAAAGCTATGTCACAGACGTGGCGTTTGATCCGAGTAGGCTTACTAACAACAGAAGCTTCGGTGTTGTTCCGTCAAATACAGTCTTGACCGTTGCTTATCGCCAGACAAACCCAACAAACTCAAATGTTGCTGCTGGTGGTCTAAATCAGGTTTCAAGCGTTCTCGTTGACTTTGAAGACCTATCAGTGTTGGCAGCAAACCAAGTCTCTTTTATTCGCAACTCTTTTGAGGTCTCGAACGAAGAACCAATCGTTGGTAATGTTTCCAACCCTTCGACTGCCGAGATCAAGCAGAGAATCTACGACACATTCCCGACCCAGAACCGCGCAGTTACACAGAAAGACTACGAGAGTCTTGTCTACAGAATGCCACGCAAGTTTGGCTCAGTCAAGCGCTGCTCTGTCCAGAAGGATCCAGATTCTCAGAAGAGAAACCTAAACGTCTACGTCATCTCCGAGAACACTCTCGGCAAACTAGTTCCTTCCAATGACACACTCAAGAAGAACCTCAAGGTGTGGCTAAACAACTACAGAATGATTAACGACACCGTAGACATTCTCGATCCCTTCATCATCAACTTTGGCATCAACTTTGTTGTCAAGCCAGACAACTCAGCAAACAAGTTTGACGTTCTTGACCGTTGTGTCGAGAGACTAGCAAACAAATACTCAAGCCCAATGTTCATTGGCGAAAGGTT